TCCCCGGATGAAGTTGATTTTATGAAGTTCCTTTTACCAGACAGGGCCAAATTTATTCCGTATGAGTGAGGAAGAAATAAGAAAGGAAGCTGATGAATTTTGTGATTCAATTTTTAAACGTATTGAGCACACATCTATTTACTGTATCAAATGTCATTCAGAAAATTGTAGATATAATGATTCGTGTATTCATTGTTTAATTCCGTTTGGTGAAAATTTAAACTAACGCTTATGTGTAAATCCAAATGTACCTACGGAGTAATAGACGGTGTAAAGGTTCACATCAACGGGGATTTATCCAAGATGGACAACGAAACACTTTTTGCGATCAGGAAAATGATTAATTTAGCCAAGACAATCAGCCATGAGCGATCTAAAGCAAAAGATAACTGAATACTTACCCATCCTGAGGAATAAATTGAAGGCAGAGGCAGACAAGGACAAGAAGCGGGTATTGAGGATTAAGATAAACGAATTGAAGGTTTTAAGAGGCCAACTTTGAAATCAATAACAGCCATCACCGTAGTACACAACACCCCGCAGTTGCTTCATCGGACGGTTACATCTTTCCATAAGTACTATCCAGAAATTCATATTTGTATTGTTAATAATGGTTCCACAGATGGAAGTAAGTATGAGGGATTATACCCAAATACAACCCTATACGATTTAAGGCAAAACATCGGGCACGGGCCGGCCTTACATTTCGCGATGAAAAGGATAGATACTAAATATGCAATCTTCATGGACTCAGACATTGAGGTAATGTGTGGAGGGGTTATTGAGGAAATGCTAAAGCAGGTAGGCGCGGGTATGTTTTACGGAATCGGTGAAATGGTTAACACCAACGACAACGGGTTTACCATCACCAACGGAGAGCAACATATAAAGTATCTTCACCCATACTTTTGTTTGATTGACAGAACCATGTATTTCAGTTGGCATAAAGCAATCAATCACGGCAGCCCTATGATTAAAGCAATGAAAGAAATCCATGAGGCTGAAATGAGCGATATTCTTTTGCATGAGTTTCCGGTAAAGGACTACATTCACCACGACTGGAAGGGAACGAGGGGCTTAAACAGGGGCAACGGGCCTCGCGGATGGTTAAAGAATTGGGATAAGGTATGATTTGGAAGTTTCAGCCATTCACCACAGATAAATCAAAGTTTGGTATAGAATACAATTCACATATCAGCCTTGTACCAAATTCGGATGATTGGATATTGTTACTCGATTACGACTGCATGATACTTACTCCAAAAACTTATGAAGTAATTGAAACCGCAATAAGGCGCTATCCTGAAACGTTGGTATTTGGTGCCATGACAAACAGGGTAGGGGTATCTTACCAAAGGCTTACCGGGGCTGTAATTGACGAGAACGATTCTATCCGGCATCACATAAAGATAGCGGAGCAGCAGGCTGAGAAGTACAAAGACGGGGATTGTAAGCAGAACGTTAAATTTTGTGCGGGGTTCTTTCTTTTATTCAGGAAGTCGTATTGGGAGAAACACAAGTTTCAGGAAAGGATAATCGACAAGCGCGGGGCGTTCTTTGATTACAACTTCACCCGACCGGCAGGAAACGTAAAGGGCGGGGTAAAGATTATCAGGGGGGCGTATGTGTTTCATTCGTACAGGCTGAATAAATCGAACATTAAGGATAAATCCCACTTGAAATGAGGCACGGTTCTCTATTTTCAGGAATCGGAGGCTTTGATCTTGCTGCCGAATGGATGGGATGGGAAAACGTATTTCATTGCGAGTGGAATTCTTTCGGGCAAAGAGTGTTAAAATATTATTGGCCTAACGCAATTAGTTACCATGACATTACCAAAACAGACTTCACTATTCACAGAGGAACAATTGACATCTTCACAGGCGGATTCCCTTGCCAGCCATACAGCGCAGCAGGGAAGCGACTTGGAAAGGAAGATGACCGCCACCTCTGGCCGGAAATGCTTAGAGCAATTCGAGAAATTCAACCGACCTGGGTTGTGGGCGAGAACGTTCGCGGCCTTACTAATTGGAATGGAGGGATGGTATTCGATGAAGTGCAGGCTGATTTGGAAGCTGAAGGCTACGAAGTCACACCGTTTTTACTTCCAGCTTGTGCCGTCAATGCTCCGCACAGAAGGGATAGAATCTGGTTTGTATCGAGGCTTATATCCAACGCCAGCGGCACAGGACGGAACTGGAATAAAGAATCTAAGGAAGGATGCAACCGTAAGCGAGGTAGGATTTCATTCAATGAGCCTGACACACTTCATGGCGGAGGGGCTACTACCAACACCATCCGCAGCGGACGGGTTCAAGACAACGAGCAACAGCCATCAGGAAAATCTAAACATGCTCGCACCGGTTGGGAGCGGTTCCCAACTCAATCCCCGATTTGTAGGGGAGATGATGGGATTTCCTCCCGACTGGACGGAATTACCTTTCCTAAATGGAGATCAGAATCAATCAAAGCCTACGGTAACGCCATAGTGCCGCAAGTAGCTTTGCAGATATTTAAAGCAATAAATATACTTCATGGTAGTTCTTAACACACAAACCCGCCAGGTATTTGAAAACGTTTCAAAGGTAGCTGCTGCAAAAATAGTCGGTGTATCTGAATCAACTATCAAGCGATGGAGCAAGGACAGGAACGAGGAGATTTATAACTCATTCCATCTTTTTTTTAAGACCAACAAGCTTAAGCAGCCAAAGGGCAAACCAAAACCACCACCAAAAAAAGTAAAAGTATTCCGTAGGCCGTGAACTTTTTACAGGCTTAAAAGGTGTAAAAAATTCTAAATTTTTATTTTTCACACCAAAAGGCTGTTATTGTGTAAAAAACAGCTTTGAAGTTATTCGGATACGAATTAAAAAAGACTGCATCTAAGGGTTCAATGACGAACACCGGTCAGGGCAGCTTACCCCTTTACGAGCGCGCTCAATTACTTCGAGGGCTTCTTTCCACCTACTATTACTCAAACTATTCAGCATTTACAGATCGGGCTAACTGGCATCGGTTGTCTGGCCTTCAAACCCTGATAGATGTTTATCAGTCAAATCCGGTCTTAAAGGCAGTTATTGACATTAAGGCGAGGGAATCCGCGAACATGAAGGTAGTTGTAGAAAACATCAAAAACGGAGAGATTGAGCCTATTGACACAAGAAAGGATATTCCGGCAGCTATTTACCGATTATTTCAGAAACCGAATCCAATAAAGACAACCTGGGATTTTTGGTTTGAAAGAAAAGTATTGAGAGAGGCCACCGGAAATAGTTTCACTTATGCAAATTTCCCTACCTCATTTGGAAAGAGCCCCACAAACATAAAGACACTTTTCAACGCTTGGCCTCAGTTCATGGAGTTTAAGCTGGCAGGAAAGTTCTTTGAGGCTACCGAAATAGACGAGATCGTTAAAGAGTGGGTGTTTAAAATGGGTGACTATAAAAAAACATGGACACCCGATCAGGTATTACATCAATCCGAACCAAGTACGAGTCCTACGTTCGATAAATTGATTATAGGACACGCAAAAGCCCTATCCCTCATCAAACCACTCACAAATATTGACATGGCCTACGAGTCGCGTAATGTGATTATAAAGGGCCGGGGCATGAGGGGCATAATTTCATCCGGAAAGGGTGACATGGATGGAACCATCCCATTGCTTGAAGATGAAAAGGAACTCGTTGAAAAGGCGATGGAGAAATACGGAACACTTGAAGAACAAATACAATTTCTTTTTTCATCCGTTCCTTTGAAATATCAGGCAATTGACCAAGACGTTCGCAAACTTGGTCTATTTGAAGAAATCGCCACTGATGGGATGATAATTGCCAATGTGTTCGGGGTTCCTGAAATACTTTTGAAGCTTTATTTGGAAGGTGCAACCTTTGAGAATCAGGAGGCAAGTTTAAGGCGATTATATCAGGGAACATTGATTCCAGAGGCGGAAAATGACTTGGCCGGCCTGAATGATTTCTTGGGTTTGAATCAAACTGATTGGAGGATTAAGGGGTATTGGGATCACATACCTGCATTACAGAAGTCCGAAAAAGATAAGGCGGAGAGCAATCAGCGAATTTCTATTTATTCACTATCGCTATTTAAAGCCGGTGCCATTACACTTAACACATGGTTAGATTCTATCGGCATGAAGCCAATAAAGCAGCCGTATGCAGATCAGACCATAGTTGAAATGGACGAAGCGACAAGGACTCTGATTTTAGAATCATTGAAAGGTGGTTCATTGAATACGGGAGAGGCAAACGCTGGGGCAGAAACTAATTCCGGTTCCGGTGCAAAGAGTTTAAACGGTCATTTGAAGGATACTATTCTTAATTGATATGTCGAAGCAGGAACAGATAAAAAGCCTTGAGGAGGCAAAGAAAAAGACAACTGAAGAAAGTATGAAAACTGCTATTGATAAGAAAATTGATGCTTTGAAGAACAATAAAATAATCGAGAAATGATTTATTGTAAGATTTTGAATAAGTGGTATAAGGAGCAGGATGAACTATTTCATGCTTTAAAGCACAACAAGGAGGAAATTATATCCATAAAAAAGGCAATCATTAAGGAAAGTGATTGTATTCCTTACAACTTTTCAGTTACTCAAAACGGTGAAACAGTTAAGTCACTTAATCCATCAAAAACAATCGGATATGGTGATTATGTTTTTCCGGTTATCAATACAACGAATTATTTGGATTCGCACGATGACGTTCATATTCCTGGCCTTTGGGGTAAGTCGGTAAAAGAACAAACTGGAAAGGTTTACCATGTTGCCAGCCACAAGCTTGAAATAGGATACATTATCAGTTGGCCTAAAGATGTTACTCCCATGATAAAGTCAATCACTTGGGATGAACTTGGAGCGAGTTACAGTGGAGAAACTGAGGCGTTGATATTCAAGTCAAAGTTAACTGAGAGATCAAACCGAGATGCTTTTTTAGCCTACAAAGAAAACGACCCGATTCAGCATTCTATCCGGATGCGTTATCATAAAGTAGCATTTGCAGTAAACAGCAAAGACGAATCATTCAAGGAGGAAAAAGCGAATTGGGATAAATTTTACCCACAAATAGTAAACAAGGAAAAAGCTGATAAACAGGGTTACTTTTTTGCCGTGATTGAAGCAGAAATATATAAAGAGGGTTCTGCTGTAATTGAGGGATCAAACAACGTAACCCCTACCATGTACGATTTAAAGGGAGCCGTCCTTGACACTTCCTCCGAACAGCCGTCAAATGACACTGTAAAGGCGATTGACTACGGTTATTTAGCTGACAATTTTAAATTAAAACTTTAACAACAATGGAAGAAAATGAAAAATTGAAAGAGCAGACGGCTTTACTCGAAAAAGTAAAGAGTGAGTCTGCGGAGGCTGCTAAGAAAAAGATTGACGAGTTCAAAGAAGAATTCAAAAACCTTGCAGCCCAAGCGAAAACGGGAATGATCAGCGATGAAGTTTTCAACGCAAAGCTGAAAGAGATCACCGAAAACCTTGCAAAGATCGACCCTGAAAAGTTCAAGGCTTACGAAACAAAGCTTGCTGATTTGACAGCAGCAGCCGAAAAACAGGATTTGGAATTGAAGAAGCTGAAAGAATCCGGCATCGGTCAGGGCGAAAAGAAACATACTCTTATGGAGGCTGTTTCAAAGGCACTTAAGACCGACCAGTGGAAAGAGTTTGTCGATTCAAACGGAAAGCGTAAGGCATCGTTCAGCAAAGACAACCTTGAAGAACTAAAGACTGTTTCGGTAACATCTGATTACACAGGAACCAGCCTTGTTCACATTACCACCCGTGACGGTAGGGTTGTAGATCACCCGCAGGTAGTACGGTTGAACATCCGTGATTTGCTTACCGTTGCACCTACAGACCTGCCTTATCTGGCATTTCTTGAAGTGTATGACTGGGTTCGCGCTGTTCGCCCTCACTCTGAAAATGAATCACTGGCACAATCTTCTTTCAAAGTAAGAGAAGCCACAGCACAGGTGAAGCGTATCGGTACTTCTTTGCCTATTTCAAAGCGTATGCTGAAATCTTCTTCATTCATCGAATCACACTTGGCAAGCAGATTGCCTGCACAGGTTCGATACAATGAGGATTTTTACCTGTTGTTTGGTGATGGTCTTGGAAACAACCCGACCGGTATTTTTGAAGTGGCAGATGATTTTGCGACTGTTATCAATACTACCATTACAGGTTTAGCCGGCAGCGTTTCTTCTATCGCCACTTATGACGGTGGAGCAAAAACTATTGTAAACTTTACAGCCAACCAGAACATAAACAACGGTGATACAATTACGTTTGCCAATGCTACTCCATCCGGTTACAATGATTCACATACCGCTATTGTTGTTGGCCCTCGTCAGATTGTGATTGAGGAGGCTTATGTAGCTGATGGTGATGTTTCTGATTGGACGTTTGTTGTAAACAGCAAGTTCAAAAATGCGGTATTTGCAGCACAGGAAATTGATGTTTTGAAGGTTGCAAAAACACTTGTTACCCGTCAGGAATATTCTTGTACCGGTATCGTATTGCACCCTGACGATGCAACTAAGATCGAATTGCTGAAAGGTAATGATGAGCACTATCTGGACGTTCAGCGTCTGGAAAGCGGCATCCTTACCATTGCCGGGGTTCCTGTTGTTGAAACAACTGCTATGCCTTCCGGTAAATTTGCTGTCGGTGATTGGAGAATGGCTTGTGCGCTGTTTGAATTTACTGGCCTTATGCTGGAATTCTCTGAGAGCACAAACGAAAAGCTTACCAATACGGTAATGGCAATCGTACAGGAGGAAATCCTGTTCCCTATCTACAATAAGTACATGTTTATTGTTGGTGATTTTGTAACAGCAAAAGCAGCCATTGCAGAAACTATCGAAACTTAAACATAGCGACTTATGAAGATAGTAGTAGAAGGTTCTCAAAAGCAGTTAGGTATTATTCAGGCGCGTTTCCGTTCGTTGGGTGTGAAGTTTCACGCCTATGAATCAGGCCTATTAAATGCCGGTGAAGTTTTATCCGGTACTATAGTTGATTTGGTCGAGGAAAACGCAGACCTGAAAGCCGAGATTGCCAAACTCAAATCCAATAAGCCGAAGGGCCGTCCAAAGAAAGCTGAATAGATGAACGACTTCATTACACCCAGTAATTTCAACAATACACCATACAATGTTCCTGCCGATCAGGTTAATTCTGATTCGTTTCAGAACTACATGGATATGAAGGTTGAAATGATCTTGAAAAAGATACTCGGTGTAAAGTTATACAGTCAGTTTATGACAGCATTGGAGGACGATTATCCGGCTGAAAAATGGGTTTTGTTACGTGATGGATCGGAGTACGAATGTCATGGGGTTACTTATGAATGGGAGGGGTTGGAAAAACTTCTAATCCCTTTCATTTATGCCCATTGGCTAAGAGATACATACGATAACCATGCGAGCACCGGAATATCAGTTTCAAAGGTAGAGAACGCGGAAATGATCTCACCGGCTTTAAGAATCGTGCAGGCGCATAATGACTTTTGGAAAAGGCAGGGTAACTGCAATAATCAGGAGAATAGCCTATACGGTTTTATGATAGCAAATGAAGCTGATTATCCTGATTGGGATTTTACAGACATAGGTTCAATGAACAGGTTTAATCTATGAGCACCAAATACGTAACCGAGGAGATTAGAAAAGTCGTTGAAGCTATGCGTCCTTTAGATGTCAGTTACGGTCAGCCTATGGTTGATTATCTGAATGGCATAAAGGAAAACAGTAATTTGTCTGAAAAGCCATTTTACATGTATGGTCACAGGCTTGAAATATCTAATCGGTTATTGCAGAAGGGGAAAGATTCAACCTACAAGTTCAAGAAGTACCCATTGATAGCCTTGCGGATGAACATTCCGGCAACGCGGGTGGGAAACCTTTGGACGTATCGCCTGAATGTGGCAATCATAGCATCTACTAAAAAGAACCTGAATGCAGAGCAAAGAATGGAGCAGGTATTTTATCCTGTTTTGTTCCCACTTTATTACAGGTTTTTAAAGGAGATAAAGGATTCAGGGTTATTTCTGTTTACCAACAGGGACAGCAATGAAGTTCCTGACCATGAGGCCACAATAAAACCATTTTGGGGAGTAACCGAATCAGGAGAAGGCACACAAAGGAACGTGTTTGCTGATCCGTTGGATTGCATTGAGATTGAGAATCTTGAATTATCTCAGAGAGTAAAAATTTGTTAACGAAAAAATATTAAGAAAATGTCGAGTGTTTGTTCAGTAGTAAAACGTGCGTTGGGGGTTGGTGAATGTACCCAATTGCCGCAGCTCATTCGTAGTATGATTACTACGAGTCCGAGCTTTAAATTCACAGCAGAGCAGGTAGAGAACGGAACGGTTGAGGCAGCGATGCAGGCGGCTATTCTGGCAACAGGATTGAACCGTATTCATGCGTGGCCGTTCTTTGATACGTTTGAGAACGTTTCAGAAGATCCGGTTTATGAGGAACTGCCTTTGGGTATCCTTCCGGTTCGTGACGGTAACTATCGTTTCCGTTTCGGTATTGCGCAGAGCATGTGCCTTCACACCAAGATGTTCACACACCGCTCAAAGAGTGGTCGGGTGTTTCTGATTGATAGTGAAAATCAGTTAATCGGTACCTCCGATTCAGATGGTAACTTGTTGGGCTTTAGCGTTCAATTGCTTCATACTGAGAAGCTGATGCTTTCAGACGGAACAGTTGCAACCAAATCGCCTATTTACCTGGCCTTGCGTGATAACAAGGAGTTGGATGCAGCGGGAAGTATCATTTCAGCGCCATTCTTTAACACGGTTAACAAGTTGACCGATGTTAAGTTGACGGTGATTAGCGCGGCAGATGATGAGATTGTTGTTTCGGTTACTATCGAGTGCGATGGAACCCCTGTCGAGGGCCTTGAAGCCGCTGACTTCGTTCTGTTGGATGGTGATGGTGCAGCACAATCAATTGGAGGAGCAACCGAAACTGATGAGGGTATTTACACGCTTACCGGTTCAGGATGGGTTAACGGAACAATCAATCTTGATGATCCAGCCGATTTGAGTATCGTTGATACTTTGGCCCTTCAGGCATACGCAACACCTGTTGTAATTACTACCTAATGGCAAAGCGGATACTTAAAGTCCGCAAGGGTATAACATGGGAGGAGTTCCTGTCAGAGTACGGGAACTTCTTTCCTATTTCTTATGAACCCAAGCGGATGGAGAAACTGAGATCGGAGTATTTCAGGCTCACAGGAAAGAAAGCAGAAGATGGGAAAGTTAAAGGAACTAAGCCAAAGGCTCGGAAGGCTCACACCGGAGGTAATGAAGGCGAAAGCGGTCTCTTTGGTGAAGGTTCACGAGCAGACAGCGACTAACCTGAATACTGACCAGCTTTTTAGCGGTAGAGATTCACAAGGGCTATTATTGCCTGAGTATAGTGATGCCTCTGTAAATATTTTCGGTAAGCCAGCGGGGCCGTGGAGGTTGTTTGACACCGGGGAGTTTTACAGAGGCTTTTTTGTAAGGATAGAAGGAGGTAGGGCGATATTCGATTCACGAGACAGTAAAACGACCGTGATACTTCAAAGATTGGATGAAAGAAGAAATGCAGAACCAACAGAAATATTCGGACTCAACAAAGCAAACCTCAGAGACCTTGCAAGGAACTACATCCTTCCAGACCTCCAAGCCTTTGTCAGGCAAACCATCCGGGGCCGTTAGGGTATATCGTTATGATGATATTCCTTTCCGGTTGTTTTTGGATATAGCCGAAACAAATGAGTTTGAGAAGTTGGTAATTGAGGGAGAGGCAACGCTTGAGTATCTTATTGAGTGTTGGGAGGCAATCATTCAAAGGAACTCCGAGGAGAATTCATCTTTTCAATATCAGTCCTATTTTTCGCTTTATCAGGGTTACAGTTTGTTGGTTGCGCAAGAGTTTAATTGCAAAGTCATGTTTATGATTTTGTCGTTAAAGAAAGACCCTGCAATCATTGAGGAGTTGAGAAAGAAAGGATACAAGATTGACGATACCGATGATGATAGTTATTCTGATTCACTTGCCAAAGCAGTTAGTAAGTCCGGGGCATTAGTTACAAAAATCAAGAGCAAAAAAAATGAATTGGAGAAGTTTTCCGCTGTTCATCATGGGGCTAAGAGAGATGGGTATGAGGATTTGATAGCCGACCTTGAATTTTCATTAGGTTGGACTGTGGGTGATAACATTACCCTTGCCAAGTACAACCGATTAAAGAAGCGGGCAAAGCAAAAAGCCGATGCTTTGAATGAGAAAGTTAAGCGCAAGAAATGACAAACGAGGATTTGATAAAAGAGATTGACGGTTTACAGGATTCTATTGAGAAATGCAGTAGTGATACTGAGTTGAATATGATCTACGACAAGTTTGGCCCGACAACGGTAGAGTATTCTAATGGGGAGAAGAAAGTATTTGACCCGCATTACTGGGTTTGTTTTGGTAAGCAGATAATAAAGAATTTGAAAGTAGAGGTTATAAGAAATGGCTGAAATAACTGATAACGATATAATTTCGCAAGGCGCGGCAGATTCACCGAGGCGTCTTAAGCAGAACATTGATGAGGCTATTGCTTCATTGGAGAAGTTATTGAAGTTAGGCAAGCAGTCAGAGGCGAATATTCTTGTAGCGAAGTCAATCAATCAGGTATCGAATGAAACCAAGAAGCTGACCGATTCTCAGAAGGAATTGGAGAGCCTTCAAAAAAACATAGCTGCCAGCGCAAAGCAGAGGTACTCACAGGAATCAGCTTCACTCGATCAGTTGATACAGAAGCGTGAATCATTGAAGCAGAGAATCCGGGAACAGTTAAAAGACCAAAAGGAGGATTTACAACTTCTTAAACAGGGAACTTTAACCCGTCAGGAATATACCAAGCGTATTAATGATGCTAATGTAAGGATAGCAGAATACCGTCAAAGGATTCAGCAACTGAATAGAGAAACAAAGCAAGAAATATTACTTACAAAAACAGTAGGAGGAGAATATCAAAAATTAACCGTAGCCCTTGAAAAGGCCCGTACATCCTATAAAAACCTTGCGGCATCCGGTACGGCAAGTACGCAGCAATTGAAGGCGCAACAGGCCGTAGTAACACAACTGAATGCGAGGGTTCAAGCTATTGATAATGCGGTAGGCCAATTCCAGAGGAACGTTGGTAATTATGCCGGAACCTTTGGAGCCGCAGCGTCATCATTGCGTGGCTTTTTAGGTGCATTTGGTTTAATTGGTGGAGTTGCTATTTTCGCCCGCGTATTGAAGGGAGCCGTCCAGCTTACCATTGATTATGAATATCAAAATTCAAGATTAAAAGCGGTATTAGGCGCAACAAAATTAGAAGCAGCAGAACTTGCCCAACAACAACAAGAGTTAGGCCGTACAACACAATTCACGGCCAGCCAGTACGCACAATTACAGGTAGAGCTTGCAAAACTTGGTTTTCCTATTTCAGATGTAAAGGAAATGACCAAATCAACGGCAGATGCTGCACTTGCTTTGGGTAGTGATCTTGGTGAACAGGCGGCTTTGTCCGGTGCCACGTTAAGGGCATTTGGATTAGAAGCAAAGGAAATAACCCGTGTTAATGATGTGTTGTCTAAGGCAACTGCATCATCCGGTTTAGATTTTCAGAAGCTTGCAACCGCTATGCCTTACGTTGCTGCCAACGCAAAGACACTTGGAATATCATTAGAGGGCACGGCTGCATTGATGGGCGAGCTTGCGAATAGGGGATTCCAGGCTTCCACAATCGGAACGACTTTAAGAAACATATTTTTAAAATTGGCTGATTCAGGCGGTGCTCTTTCACAAAGTTTAAAGGAACCTGTAAAAGACATTCCTTCATTGTTACGCGGGTTGCGTCAGTTGAAAGATGAAAACATTGATTTATCAGAGGCATTTGATTTAACCGACCAAAGGTCTGTTAGTGCTTTTCTTTCATTGGTTGATGGAGTTGACAGCGTTACTAAGTTGGAAAAGACTTTGAACAACGCGGAAGGGGCAGCCGAGGATATGGCCAGAACGATGGGTGATAATTTGAGGGGCGATGTTCTTTTATTAAAGTCAGCTTGGGAGGGATTGGTTTTGGCTCTTACAGCTGGCGATAGTCAGTTTTCAAAGTTACTTAGGTCTGTAACACAATTAGCTACTGGATTTTTAAGTCTTATAACACCGATAAATAGATTATCGGATGGTTTGATAAGAGAGCAGGCTGAATTGAATGTTTTAACAAGAGCGATAACAGATGTTAACATAACGCAAGAAGCGAGAAAGACATTAATTGATGAACTTCAGTCTAAATATCCAAGCTTTCTTAAAAACTTGGATGATGAGAAAGTTTCAAATGAAGAAATTTCAGCAAGAATGAAGGAGGTAAACGATCAGTTTCTAAGAAAGATTGCGCTAACTTCTGCTGAAGAAGAACTTGCTAAAGTTCAAAAACAAATAACAGAATCATTAATCAATGAAAGGGATATGCGAAAAGAAATCGCAGAACTCCAAGAAAAAGTTGATCAAGGCCCGCAGCTTGGTGGACGTGAAGATGGTCGTCAATTTGAAGCGATGCAATCAAGAATTTTTGATTTGAATGTCGGTATAAGATCAGAAGAACAAAAAAGAGTAAATCTTCAAGAGGAGTTAATTTCATTGTCTGAAGATTTAACAAAAAGTCTTGGGCTTTTCAATTCAACAAATAATGACTATTTCAATGATTTAACTAAAATAAAAAGTGAGGAAGAAAGTAGATTTAAAGCTGCTCAAAGAATCACGGAAGAACAAAAGAAGTTTCTCGAAGCAGAGAGAAAGGCAAGATTTGAGTTAGCAAAATTCAACATAGAGCAGGACATAAAAAGAACAACCGATGTAGAGCAGCGTGTAGACAAGGAAATAGAACTTGAAATGTTGCTGCTATCTGAAAAATTAAGAGGCATCAAATCCGGTTCTGATCAGGAATTGGCTATAATTGAGCAGACACAGGCCAGAATCAACGAGATTATTTCAAAAGGAAATGACGATCGTACAAAAACTGAAATTGACAAAGCGAAGGAAAGGGGCGAGAAGTTAATTCAGGAAGAAGTCGATAACATGAACGCTCAAATCGTTCAGGTTCAAAACGATGTTAAGAATCGGAAATTAACCATTCAGCAGGGCGAGGATGAGATAGCGAAAATCAGAAGGTCTTTTGCTGATAATTTCATTGCCATCGAAATACAGACGATGGAGGCAATAATAGCCTTGACAGAAGAAGGAACAGATGAAAGGGCAGCGCTTGAAAGGGCTTTGGCAAAGTTAAAGATGGACTTGAACGATGCTGTATTTAATCAGCAGCAGGATAGAGAAAAGACGCAACTCGAGCAAACTCATGAGTTTTTACAAAAATTACAGGCTGCATTTGAGGAGTATTCAGTTACAATCGTAAACTTATTTGGTGCTATTTCTGCCAGAAGGCTTCAAAACATTGACTTGGAAATTAAAGCACTTGAAGAACAAACAAGGAGGGAAATTGAATTAGCCGGAGATAACGACAGGGCAAAGGAACAGATTGAGAGGAACGCAGAGGCAAGAAAAGCTAATCTTGAGCGCAAAAGGAGAGCAGAGCAGCAGAAGCAGGCCAGATTGGAGAAGGCTCAGGGGATTGTATCTGTAGGGATTCAGACAGCTATTAACGTTGTAGAGGCATTCCCTAATTTTGCTTTAATGGCTCTTGCGGCTGCTTTAGGTGCCATTCAAGTGGCCACTATTGCGGCTAAGCCAATCCCACAATTCGAGGAGGGTGGTGTTACCAAAACACCTACAATTATAGCCGGTGAAGCCGGTTCCGAGTTGTACCGAACTCCATCCGGAAAGTTTGGCATCACACCCGACACGGCTACGGTAATGAAGTTGCCCGTTGGCACTGAAATATTCCCACATGATGAGACATTGAAAATGCTCGCTATGGGTTCACTAAGACGGGTTGATAGCGTTAGGGCGGATTATGCCTTGTATGCTCATATTGACGGTTTAAAGAGCGAGATCAGAGACGGCAATAAAGCCCTTATAAAGGCAGTTATTGAAAGTGCCCCCGGAGACCTGGTAAGTCAGGGAAGTCTCGTATATGAGGCTAAAAGGAGGGTAGACGGCTCTAAGAAATTAATCAGGCGTAAATCAATGGGGTACTAATGAAAAAGGCCAAATATGAAAAAATACAAAGAGTTAGATGACCGGAACACCTCAATTTAAATTTACTTTTTATAATACACTATATCCAATTGGTGTAATAGTTCCAGCTCCATTAGGTTGGCAAAACGCATCTATTTCCCTTGAAAGGCATAAAGAATACCATTCGCTTGTTGAATATTTTAAAGGTTCGTTCCTGTGGTATGGATTGGCCCGTCAGGTTATCCGCGAGGTTGAGGACGATCAGGGGCCGGAAGCGGAGTTAAGGTGTTTGATAGAAGTAACGTATGGGGCAGGCTTTGAAACCGTTTTTGATGGGCTGATAGATATTTCACAGCAGGAGGACATAGCGAAGGCAGGAAGCTTTTATAAACAGCAGGCTCCGATTATCAGGGATGATTTTTGGGCTAAGTTTATTAATCGTAAAAGTACACCTGTTGATTTAGAGGCTACGGTAGATTTAGACGGCAATGCGCGCACACCTGTTAGTAAGATTGTTTTGCCGTTGCCGAGTCAGATGTTAAGGCAAAGAAATTACAGACTTCTTGATTTTGGTGAGGCAGGTATGGTTGGGCTTGGTGTGGTTCCCGCACTGAATGCTGGATATTTGGTTCAGATTGGTACTGATACGGTTGAAATTGATGAATTGAAAACAGTTTCAAATCTTGGAACAGGTATAAATACAGGTCAACCTATCTATACTTATCAAGCTGATTATTCAGGGGAACACTCAATTAAAATTTCATTAGAAGTTTCTATTCTTCAATCAATAGCAAACTATCCGCTGGATGAATATAGAATACTTTCTATCGGAGAAGGTATAGGTGAAATTGAATTTAGGTATCGTGTTAATGGTGAAATTCCAATTCCGTTATCCGGTAATTTTATTAAAACGGATAATGACGGTTCAGCTTATCTTCCATTACCTGAATCAGGAGGATTTCCATTAAGATGGCGAGTTTCAATAACAGAGTTTAATAGTTCTACTTTTGAAATTGAACTTTCCAGTATTAATTTAAATAAAGGAGATGAAGTTTCTTTTTATGGAGATATTATAAGTTCATTTGCTGCTTCCGGTGATGTGGGAGGAACAATTGAGACGTTAATAGTTTGGGGCAGAAACAGAAGTTTATTTGTAAGATGGTTTGAGTCGAGTGTAACAAATCAATTGACAATAATTCATTTTGATGAGTTTACATTTCCAAATATTCCAAGTGGTGAGAATATACCTACATACATTGATTTAACAGGTAATACTATTTTTGATGAAACAGAAACCGATGCCTACCTAATCAAAGACGCAGCCGAATCCATACTATCAAAAATAGTAGGCCGTGATTCTGTTGTAAAGTCTGATGTCCTTACCAATACCTGTAAACGCCTACGCGCAATTATGAGAGGTAAGCATGTAAGGGGCTACAATATGTCGGGTAATTCAAACCCTGATTTGAACAAGGAATTTTTTATGAAGTTCGATGAATGGTTTGAGGGTGCAAATCCTTTGCTATTCTTGGGGCTTGGATATACTGAGGTTGGCGGAAATCCTAAAATAGAGATAGAGCCTATTTCAGACTTTTATGATCCTGATTTTACAGTAACATTCGACAATGTTTCAGATTTAGTCAGGACATACGATCAGGATAAGATTTTCAAGGCAATAGAAATCGGTTTTCAGAAATGGAGTTCCGAATCTGATTCAGGCATTGATGATCCACAAACAAAAAGAAACTACCGCACAAAGTTTGCGACCATAGGTCAGGAGTTGAAAATACTGTGTAAGTGGTTAGCGGCTTCGCTTGCTATTGAAAGATCAAGGCGTAATCGGGTAGAGTTGGGCAAAGATGATCGAAATGATGAGGAGATAATATCCATTTGCCTGACAGAATATGAAGCAGGTTACACCCCTGAATTTTCAGAAAACTTTGATTCAGTTACAAACCTGTTAAATCCTGATTTCCGGTATAACATTCGTGATTCAGTTGCACGGATTGTAAAGCGTTGGCAGCCGTTCTTACAAGGGTGCTTACAACACACCACAGGAGAAAAGATATATTTTGCAAGCGGTGAGGGTAACTACTCCATGCAGTCGCTTTTGAGTTCGGGCGATTGTGAGGTTTCACCGGAAGATGTTGATTATGGTTTGGCCGAAGATCAGGACATAGACGTAACTACCGATTTTATATTCATCCCTAAACTTTACAAGTGCAAGGTTCCAATGTCATGGGCAAAGTATAAAACGATAGTAGCCACAAGAAAAAAAGCAATAGGCATAAGCAGAACAACGGAGAACCATGTAGCGGCTTTTATCATGGAGTTGGATTACAAGCTCGTTGGCGGATATGCCGAAATGTTGGTACTTTTAGGAGAAAATACAGATGTATGAGGTTAATTTTCATAGGGTTAATGTTTCTCTTATCGTGCGGAAAAGAGGATTTCAAAGTAAAAACTTGTTTTATGTTAATAAGTGACGCGATACCGGTTCAGTTTTGGTTAAATGGTGAGCCCTCTTTCAACGAGTTGGACGAGGCGGGGGTGGATAAGATTTGTTTTTATCAACCGTGGAATTGTGATGATGAGATAAAGATACAAATTCCGGTAGATGGTAATGGTTATACATTAAAGATTTATGATGAAGATTCACAATTACTTGAAACACTAAATTTTGAAATATCTGGTGATTATGGAATTGTTGAGTTTACATTGTCAGAATTAAACATTTGTGATAAATTAATTTATTTTAAGATTGATCAAGACTTAACGATAATAGATGATGAATTTGATAGTGATTTAGATGGGTGGACAAGTGAAACTTCAACATTTAGCGATCCTTGGGTACATTCATCTGATTTAAGTGGTTCAGCAAAATGTGTATCAAGCGGAACAGATCAGCCTGAGATATTTTCTAAATCACTAACAGTTACTGAAAATTCAACTCATTATATAACAATTGATCAGGAGCAGAGTGGTGGGTTTGGAAATTTAAAGGTAAGGCTTAAAGATGCATTGGGTAATGTTTTGTATACCTCTGCTGAGTATTCATCAACATCTGTTATTGAATTAGAATTATCCTACGTTCAAATTAATGGGGCTGAAGAAATAGAAATAGTAGGCACCAGGTCAGGCGGAACCAGAACATATTGGATAAAATCTGTTTTAGTAAGATCATTTAGAGATATTGCGTATTCAGATTTACAAGACATCCAGGAAAACCACTTAGACACCCGTCTAATATCCTACACAAACGAACTCGACTTTGCCGGCATCCAGTACGATGTAGATTATCCTCCTACGTTTCACATACGGGTAAAGAGTAAATTCTACACTCCAAGAAACCAACAGGAAACAGAGAGCGAGCCGGATGCGGAGGGTAATGTTATTAAGCTTTCAAGCTCATCCAAGAAGCAAAAGCAATTAGTGGTTGATCCGGGGCCACCATACTGGCATCATAAACTAATTTTAATATTACAACATAATTCAGTTTACGAAGGCAACCGATCATGGGTACAGGAGGACAACTACGAGATAAATGAGATTAACGAAAGTTTCGGATTGTTTTCCGGTAGTGTATGGCTGACACAAATGGATGATAATTTTTACACGAATGTATTTTAACTTTAAATAAAAAAGACAATGGGAGAAGACATAATATTAACAGCTAACCCGATGAGTATTTCGGGAAACAACACACAACACGCAATTAAACTTCCTGTGGATGCAAAAGGAGAGTTCAGCAAGTTCAAAAGCGGTGAATTGTATTTGTATATCCTTGTAACAGCAGGAACATTGAAGGTAAATACCGAGGGTGTAGTCGGTGACGATTCACCGGTACATACTGCCGAAGAAGATTCAGCAAAGATATTTGTAACTTCAAGCAAAAGGCCAACTGTTTGTTTTGTTGAGTTTGGGGCATCATCAAGTGCTATTATTCAAATTTTGAAGTAATGGACAAAAGAAGGCTTTTAAATATAGCTAATGCAATACTATTACAGAATAGTATAGGAGGAATCGGCCCTACCTACGATCCTTCTTTAGAAGCTGTATTAACAGAAGCCACATTACTCGGATATACACATCCAACTCCAGAGAATTTAACACTGATTAATGATTTAATAGTTGCACTTAAAGCTACTCCGTTTTGGGATAAGATGGATATTATAAGATTATACGCTCAAAATGGCAATACAAACTTTGGGTTAATTAATTTGAAAGATCCATCAGCTTTTTTAGCTGAGATAGTAGGAAGCCTGACATATTCTGTAACATTAGGATTTACTGCCGGGGCTGGTACAAGTTATATATTGGATAACTACACTCCTTCAGCTGACGCTATTAATTACGGGGTAAATGATTGCTCATTCGGGTATTATAAAACAGGCGGTCAAAGCCTTAGTGTTACAGGAGGACATATATCAGACGATCAAACTGTTGATTATTGCAGGCTTCAGCCGAGAAGATCAACAAATTTTGCTTACTTAAAAGTAAATAATTCAGTATTGCAAGTTCCTGCGCAATCAGATGACGGAAACCATTTATGGTCAGCTCAATATGATAGTGCATTAACTAATCCTGTTAGGTTGTATAAGGGCACAGAAGAAATATCATCATCTAATCATGGTGGAACGCCAGCGCTCGCTGCAACGTCATTTAGAAATTGTAGGGCTGGTAATGACAAATCAGCATTTGTTTTTTATGGAGCCAATTGCATTGATGAACTTGGTGATGTTGAGACAGCAATTGAAAACTACTTAACTGCGTTATCTTTATTATGAACAAAAGGCTTTTAAATATAGCTAACGCGATAATATTGCAAAACAAACATCGAGCTGTTGACCCTACTGAACAGTTCTTAATTGATAATGCGAGAGTATTCTGGAAATTTAATGGAATAGGTGAAATAACAACGCAATCTGATTTAACTGGTAATGGTTGGGATTTAACACCAACACAAAGTCCTTTTGATTTTTCAGGAGTAGAATACTATGATTATAGATTTGCTGATTATTCAAGAAAAGGTGTTTACAGGGCTGAGTTGAATGGACTGTTTTTACCACAACCACATAATACATTATTAAGACAAAGCCATGAATTTCATATAGTAGTCGCTGGATATTTGTTTAATGATATTTATTTAGCTGGTGTTGCAAACAGTACAACAGTATATGCATTATACATAGATACATCTGGTAGACTCGTATTAAGATGTCGCTTTTCTTCAAGTGGGGAATCAATCGTTAGAACAGTAAACGGAATAGTTTATGGTACTGGTTCACAAGGAAGGAGATTTTACGCACCAATGCATATTAGAACTCAAGTTGATTTTGAAAATGACACATTTAGAGTGTGGGTTAATGGTGGAGAATTTGCAACTGAATTAGTAAGTGGGGTGGCAATAAGTTCTTGGAATCCAACTTACTATGTAGGTGGTTTTCCGTTTGCTATTGGTTCTTATAACTCAGGTAATTCAGTAGTTGGGCAAGCTACTTACTACAGAGATGTATTTTATTGTGCAGTTACCGATATTTTAAATAAT